ACAAAAAAACGAGTATGGCAAGAAGTACATTCAAAGTGCTGTTCTACGTGAACGGCAGCAAGGAGAAAGACGGCATTGTCCCCATCATGGGACGGGTCACAATCAACGGGACTGTGGCGCAGTTCAGTTGCAAACGGAACATTCTGAAAACGCTTTGGGATGCGAAAGGTAACCGAGCCAAAGGCAAGAGTGTTGAAGCACGGAACATCAACCACGCTTTGGACAATATCAAGGCGCAAATTATCAAGCACTACCAGCGCATATCAGACCGTGAGGCATACGTTACGGCTGAAATGGTGCGCAACGCCTATCAAGGTATCGGCAGCGAGTATGAAACACTGCTGAAAGCGTTTGATAAGGAGAATGAGACTTTCAAGAAACGTGTGGGCAAAGACAGGGTGCTGGCTACCTATCGGGCACGGGTTAGGGCGAGAAACCATGTAGCCGCATTTATCAAGTCGCTCTACAGGCGCAGCGATATGTCGATGTTGGAACTTACCCCCGACTTCATCAAGGAGTTTGCCGCATACCTCTCAACGGAAGCAGGATTGCAAAACGGTTCTATATGGGCAAACTGTATGTGGCTGAAAGGCGTGGTCATGAAAGCGCACTATAACGGGCTGATACCACGCAATCCTTTCGCACAATTCCATATCAGCCCCAATGTAAAGGAACGGGAATATCTGACGGAAGATGAACTGAAAGCGGTGATGACACACGAGTTTGCAGACAGCAAACTCGCATACATCCGTGACATCTTCGTCTTTGCCAGCTTCACCGCCCTCTCGTTCGTGGATATTCAGGAACTGACCTATGATGATATTGTAGAGGTGAATGGTGAAAAATGGATATTGTCAAAGCGACACAAGACCAAAGTACCGTTCCAAGTGAAGCTGCTTGATATTCCATTGCAGATTATCGAGCGTTACAGACCGCAGCAGGAAAACAACCTTGTGTTTCCCAATCTCAACTATTGGTCGGTGTGCAAACCGCTGAAAAAGATGATAAAGGAATGCGGTATAACCAAGTCAATCAGCTTCCATTGCTCAAGGCATGGCTTCGCAACGTTGGCCCTGAGTAAGGGTATGCCAATCGAAAGCGTAAGCCGTGTTTTGGGGCATACAAATATCGTCACGACCCAGCTCTACGCAAAAATCACCATACAGAAGATAGATGATGACCTCACGAAATTTGGGAACAAACTCAATCAGTCGTTTAACAACATATCAATGGGATGAATATGAAGAGATGTATCATAACAATGGATGAATACGGCAACATTATCATGCCGGAGAATGTCGCTGACATTTGGGTTAGCGAACCGGAACTGGTGGAGTTGTTCGGGGTGATAGCCCCGACACTCCGAGCAGCCATCAGAGCCGTATATAAAAGCGGTGTCTTGAAAGATTACGAGGTACAGAAGTATGTCCGATTGGAGAACGGTTATCATGCCGATGTATTCGGTTTCCCGATGGTGGTCGCACTCGCTTTCCGTATCAATACTTTTGGCGCGGAACAAGTGCGCAATGTCATTTTTGAAAGGGTGTACTTGCGAAAAGAGAAAACAAACATTTTCTTTTCGCTGGGTGTGAACAGTATGGAAGTATCTAAGTATCAGGCATAAAATACGCCAATATGACGACATAAAGTAGTGAGACCATTGCGTATTCCCATTGCCAACAATCTATTTATATGGATAAATAAATGGGTGTATTGCCATTCATGTGAATGAATACGATAAGTCCGAAGAAACAGCCGTTGAAGTGGCACTTCTTCGGGCTTTGTCTATATACCTCCGAGCCAAATACAAAAAAATTATACGTGAGTCATACATGAGTCATATATCCGTCTTGTACGAATTGCCGAGTTTTGCACTGATTAAACTGAAATGAAGTGCTTATGAAACAAGAAAACATCGCAAGGGAGGAGTTTATCCGAGTGGGTACAACCCTCTACAAATTGGTGAACCAGCCCCGTCTGGACGGCGGCTATGTGAAGAAACGCATCGTGTGGAACAACGAGACACTCCGGCAGGATTACGGCAAACATTTTCTTGCCACCGTGCCGAAGTATGACGGCTTCTGCACCGTACCCGAACACGTCTGCTATCAGCCCGTGGTCGGCAAGTTCCTCAACCTCTATGAGCCGATATCCCACAAACCAAAAGAGGGGGATTTCCCACACATCCAAACTTTGGTACGGCACATCTTCGGAGAGCAATACGAGTTGGGGATGGACTATCTGCAACTATTGTATTTGCAACCCATACAGAAGCTGCCCATCCTGCTGTTGGTATCTGAGGAACGAAACACGGGCAAAAGTACTTTCTTGAACTTCCTGAAAGCCCTGTTTCAGAACAACGTGACATTTAACACCAACGAGGATTTCCGCAGCCAGTTCAATTCCGACTGGGCAGGAAAACTCCTTATCATGGTGGACGAGGTGCTGTTGAGCCGCAGGGAGGACAGCGAGCGGTTGAAGAACCTGAGCACGACACTCTCCTACAAGGTGGAAGCCAAAGGCAAAGACCGTGACGAGATAGCCTTCTTCGCCAAGTTCGTGCTGTGTTCCAACAACGAGTACCTGCCTGTCATCATTGATGCAGGGGAAACACGCTATTGGGTACGCAAAATAGACCGTTTGCAGTCGGATGATACCGACTTCCTGCAAAAACTGAAAGCGGAAATTCCGGCTTTTCTTTATCATCTGCAACACAGAAGTCTATCCACCGAAAAGAAAAGCCGTATGTGGTTTGCCTCCTCGCTGCTGCATACCGAAGCCTTGCAGCGCATCATCCGCAGCAACCGCAACAGATTTGAAACCGAGATGTACGAGCTTATACTTGACATCATGGCAAATATGAGTGTTGATACATTTTCGTTCTGCCCCGATGACATTCTCGTTCTTTTGGCGAACTCGTATGTCAAGGCGGAGAGATACCAAGTGCGGAGGGTATTGCAGGAGTGCTGGAAGTTGAAACCTGCCCATAACACCCTCACATATACCACCTATCAAGTGGACTACAACCGTGAATGCCGTTACTCCCCTGTTCGGAAAACCGGACGATTTTACACCGTAACGAAAGTGTTTTTGGAAACACTATGATTCTTTTTTTGATGAATTGATGAATAAGAATATAATAGTGTTGAATACCAGTAGAATACGCCATCATCAAATCTTAATCGAGAATAAGGTGCTGATGAAAAGAGAAAATAGTACGGACAGACCATACCGACATCACAAATGATGATTTTTCTTTTCGCAAGCAGTTTGATGAATGTATGATGAGGGCGTATGGTGCTATACATCAACAGGTTAAATATCACAATCATCAAAACATCGTTTTATCAACCATCATCAAATCCGTAGGAATATACATTATGACCATACAGGAAGCAAAACAAATCAGCATCGCAGACTATCTGCAAAGTATGGGCTATTCGCCCGTGAAACAGCAGGGGAACAGCCTTTGGTACAAATCACCTTTCCGGCAGGAAACGGAAGCGTCATTCAAGGTAAATACCAACCGTAATTTGTGGTTCGACTACGGGTTGGGCAAAGGGGGCAACATCATCGCACTGGCTCAGGAACTCTATTTTTCGGACCATGTGTCTTATCTGCTCCGTAAGATAGCGGAACAGGCTCCACACGTCCGTCCCGTTTCTTTTTCCTTTCGCCAACAGGCATCCGAGCCATCCTTCCAACAGTTGGAGGTCAGGGAACTCACGCATCCGGTATTGCTCCACTACTTGCAGGAGCGTGGAATAGATACCGCACTGGCGAAACCGGAATGCAAGGAACTGCACTTCGTCCATAACGGCAAGCCTTATTTCGCCATCGGCTTCCCGAATGTGGCAGGAGGGTACGAGGTGCGCAACCAATTCTTCAAGGGTTGCATTGCACCGAAAGACATCAGCCATATCCGACAGTCAGGAGAACCGAGGGAAAAATGTCTGGTATTCGAGGGCATGACGGACTATCTATCTTTCCTCACGCTCCGCACGAGGAACTGCCCGACCATGCCCAACCTTGACGGGCAGGATTATGTCATTCTCAACTCCACCGCCAACGTACCGAAAGCCATTGACGTGCTGCATAAGTATGAGCGCATCCACTGCCTGCTCGACAATGACAAGGCTGGGAGAAATGCGTACCAAGAGCTGGCAATCGAGTTTGACGGATGCATCCGAGATTTCTCGCACAACTATCACGGGCATAAAGACCTGAACGATTTTCTGTGCGGCAAGCGGCAGAATTTAACCGTTAATCCACCTCCCCGAAACATCGTTAAACCGAAGAAAAAAGGGTTCGGATTATAAAGCATCAAACGAGAAAAAACGGGAGTTGCTCAAAATTGATTCGGTTAGAATCGTGGGGTAGCAAGTTTGTGTTTCGGGACACCCGAAACCGCTTGCCACCCGTCCCCCGAATATCAGGGGGCGGCATCCCGTTGGTCTATTCATTAACTATACTGACAATACTTAGAAATGGAACATAAGGAAGACAAGAAACACAACAAAGGCGGTCGCCCGAAGAAAGGGGCAACCGAGAAACTGACATACCGTGTGGCGGTGAAGCTGGCGGCTGCCGACTACTTCCGTCTGATGACACGGGCGTATGAAGCCGGAGTGTCATCGAGCGAATACATGAGGGAGTGTTTCCGAAACGGTCATGTGAAGGGACGGCTGTCGGAGGAACATGCCGCCCATGTGCGTAACCTGTGCGGCATGGCTAACAACCTGAACCAGCTTGCACGCAAGGCGAATGCAGGGGGCTTCTATGAGGAACGTGACGACTGCAAGGTTGCAGTGGCAAGAATCCATGAACTCTTAACCAAGATAGGGATATGATGGCGAAAATCGTACATGGCAGCAATTTCAAGGGTGTGGTGGACTACATCCTTGACAAGAACAAGGGAGTGCAGTTAGTGGCTCATGAGGGCTTGTTCATGGAAAACAAGGATACCATCGCAATGAGTTTCAACATCCAGTCGCAGATGAACGTCAAGGTGGCGAAGCCTGTCGGACACATCGCCCTGAGTTTCTCCAAAGAGGACGAACCTCGGCTAACAAACCGTGTTATGGCAGGGATAGCACTTGAATACATGGAGAAGATGGGCATGCGTGACACGCAGTTCTTCATCGCCCGCCACTTCGACAAGGAGCATCCGCACGTGCATATCGCCTTCAACCGCATAGGCAATGACGGTAGTACAATATCGGACAGAAACGAACGGTTGCGCAGCACCCGTATCTGCAAGGAACTTACCTTGAAATACGGTCTGCATATGGCTGGTGGCAAGGATAATGTCAAGCGTAACCGGCTGAAAGAGCCTGACAGGACGAAGTACAGGCTGTACGACATCCTGAAAACGGAAGTCGGCAGGTGCGGCAACTGGGACGTGCTTGTCGCCAACCTGCACCGTCAGGGTGTGAAAGTTCGCTTCAAGCACAAGGGGCAGACGGACGAGGTGCAGGGCGTGGTCTTCACCATGAACGGCTACCACTTCAACGGCTCCAAAGTGGACAGGCGTTTCAGTTACTCCAAGATTGATGCAGCCTTGCAGCATAACAGGAATGTGGAACGTACGAACAACACCTATACAGCAGATACGCCAAGCGCATCTGCCGACCCTGCAAGAGGTGAACTTTTCAGCGGTTCATTGGGATTGCTGAACGGTAACGGCTTATCCTGCAACGCTGCCGATGCGGAAGCCAATCAGGAGATGGCGGAGATATTGCGCAGGAAGAAGAAACGTAAACGGGGAATGAGATTGTAAAAATATATCCCTAAGTCACATTAACTTACCTTTATGAGACATTTCAAAATGTCTCATAAAGGTAAGTTGCATATATTAAGCCATTCCTAAAAATTTACTCATACGGTCAATACATTTTTTCTTTTGGCTGAGATTGGGATGCACATACAAATTGAGTGTTGTCGCCACATTCGAGTGACCAAGTATAACACTGACGGTTTTATAATCACATTGACTTTCAATACATCTGGTCGCAAATGTATGGCGAAGTCCATGAAAAACCAAATGAGGAATATTAAGCCGTTTTAGCAATCTGCTAAAATAATCACGGTAAGAGCGTGGCTCCTTGGATTGAGTGGAGGTTCCTACTACATATGGAGATTGTGATTGTTTTCTAACCGTTTTCAAGGACTGAAATAGTTGTTTTGAAATAGGAATTTCACGACAAGAGTTCTTCGTTTTAGGAGATGTGTGAATCCTTTCAGTCGTTTTCAACTCGCAATTGTATATTCTGCCAACCGTATGTCTTACAGTAATTATTCTCTGTGTAAAATCTACGTCCTCCCATTGTAAAGCACACACTTCACCAATTCTCATTCCCGTACAAAGGGCTAACAATACACCTATATTTTGCTGTGTAGGTTGTTCTATCAAGTGATTCATCAGTATCCGTTGATGATTCAAGGATAAGGTAGGCAATAATTTCTTTTCCGTATCAGTGGGATATTCGATTTCCCATTCCTCAAAATGGAAAATCCCGTGCTTATTCCCATACTTAACAATGGACTTGAGCACTGCTACCATATCCCTGACGGTTTTCCTTGCTAATCCCGATGCACATTTGTCTATTACAAACTGCTGTACATCACATTCTGCTATTGTTTCCATTGTGCCAAACCATGGCAACAAATGAGTTTGCAATGTAAGCAGATAAGCGCACATCGTGGAGTGTTTCACTATAGGGCGTTTTGCATCACACCATATCTTGGAAACATCTTGAAATGTTTTTTTCTTATTCATAATTTTGAGAGAATTAAAAATATAACTCTCTCAAAATAACATACATTTATCTATTTCCCTTTGAACGGTTATGAGTTTTGCAAAGCATTTCACAATTTTCTATATTAGTTGCCCCACCATTGCTCCATGCTGTCACATGGTCGGCATCCATTTCTGACAGTTTGTAAATGCGGGTCTTATTGGCATTATTCCCTGAAGCACAAAGTGGGCAGTTGGAAACACCCTGTTTCTCTGCCATCTCGGTTTGACGTTTGTAAGCTGTTCTTTTTGTCGATTCTTCAAATATACGAATGTCAAGTAGTTTCTTGTCCATTTCTCCGCCTAACACATATTCATAAATGTTACGGGGGCATTTTACGCTTTCATCTGCCTGTAGGACTTTTACTCTTTCTGTAACATGGTCAATACTATAAGGAGTGGTATGATATGTTTCATATAACCGTCCCCATTCCAAGCCGCACATATCTCGTTCAACCATTGTGAATGTGGCAGATGTCCAATCAATAACTGAGCGGAAATAACATTCCAACTCACCAGTGGAGGTATCATGACGATGCTGACTCATATAAGCATCTACACTCATTCCTTTGCTGTCGCAAATCCATTTAAGAGCTTCCGCCAAATAATCTTGTCGTTTCACATCCCCCTTGATATAATGACTCCATTTTTGAATTTCCGCATTTTGAGAATTGCTGAATACTCGTTTGGCAGCATTCACGAACTCGCCTGAATAGATGGCATTTAGCAACTCTTGTTCCTTGAGCGGAATACCTACAATGTTGATGGTCTTGAACCACTCCTTAATTTCTTTTTCTTCACCCTCGCATTCATAAACGAGCAGAGGAGATTGCATAATCTTTTGTTGCTGTTCTTCGGGCAATCCCGAAAAATATTGCACATTATCTGATTCGTCCTTAATGGCGAATTTTCCTGTAACAAATCGACCGATAGAGGTAATACGCTGTTGCCCATCAAGCACCTCAAATCGCCCATTTGCTGTACGGTTGAAATAGATTAGCCCAATTGGATAGCCCTTTAGCAGTGATTCTATCACAGCCACATCCCGTTTTCCGTCATTGTAAATGTAATGGCGTTGATACTCGGGTTGGATAGTAAGTTGTCCGTTCAATCCGAACAAACCTTTGCCCTCCAACTCATTATAAGTAAATCCTTTGCAAATGTCTGCAACTGTCCATTCTTTATGTAATGTTGTATTCATGATATTTTAGTTTTAAGTTGAAATCTTAGGGATGTGCGAGAATGAGGACTTATACACAATGAAAACCCGTGTTTATACCACATACGAAT